TAAGTTACTGGTGGTAGGAACCCGTATCGCCCCATCTGATTTTTATAAAGAACTCCGCGACCCTAAGCATTGGTCTGGTGGCAAGTCACCTTTTACATACATGGGTATGCCAGCAGTTCTTGACTATAGCGATAAGCCAGAAGACTGGACAACCCTCTGGCCTGCAAGTGATACACCCTGGGACGGGGATGAAGATACCCCACCTGATGAAGAAGGGTTATACCCTAAGTGGGATGGCGAAACGCTTTTCAAGCGTAGAAGCGAAGTAACCCCAGCAACATGGGCGCTTGTTTATCAACAAGAAGATGTAACTGAAGACTCTATCTTTCCACCTGAACTGGTGCAAGGTTCTATTAACGGCATGCGTAAGCGTGGTCCATTAAAGCCAGGTGCAACGGGACATCCACCTCAGGTTGAGGGTTACACTATTGTGGGCTTTGACCCCGCTATGGCGGGTAACGCTGCATTTGTGGCTATCACCTATAACAGGACCGATGGAAAGATTTATGTTCTAGAGTGTTTGAACATGCCAGACCCTACGCCACAAAAGATTAGGCAAGCCATTGAAGATTTTACGCTTCGGTACAGACCGCAAGAGTTTCGTGTTGAAATCAACGCCCACCAAAAAGCCTACTCCCTTGACGAAGAACTACGAACATGGCTCTCTTCACACGGCGTACGGCTTAATTCTCACTTTACAGGCAAAAACAAATGGGACACAAACTTCGGTGTGGCATCAATGTCAACACTCTTTGGCACTACTCGCGAAGGTAAGTTCCAAAAGAACAACATTATAGAATTACCTAGTACTGAAAACTCAGAAGGTATGAAGGCGTTAGTCCAACAGTTAATTACTTGGAAGCCTGATACCAGAGGTAAGACAGATACTGTTATGGCTTTGTGGTTTGCGGTTATCCGTGCCCGTGAGTTCATGCAGCAAAATAGCAATATTGCTAGGTACGCCAACAATCGTTGGGCTACTAGAGCGCAACAACATAAACGTACATCAATTAATCTAGATGATGCCGCATCTGAAATGTGGAATCACCAATACGGATAAGGAATAACTATGGTAGCACCACTAGTAGGATTAGCAGTAGGAGCAGCAGCCCGTGCTGTTGCAAAAAAGGTAGCATCTAATGCCGTTAAGAAGGCAGCAACTAAAAAGTTAGTTAAAGAGGCTGCTAAGAAAAAGCCACTTGCTACACCTAAGTCTGCTGTTAAAGTAAAGCCTGCTGCTAAACCAGTTGGTAATCCAAGAAATGATGTAAAAGCAAGAGAAAATTATTATTCATCTATAAGCCGTGGCGGTGCTGGTGCAGGACCTGCTGGTAAAGCAAAAGATACAAGAGTTCATTTTTCTAAAAAGCCAACTGGAAATAAAGCAAAATAATTTTTTAATCAACCGTTAGGACAATAATGCTTTCTATAGAACAAATTTCTGCACGGGTTGCATCTCTTAAAGACCGTGCTGCAGAGCGTGATGCACGCCAGCAAGATGTTCTTGCTGTCCGTAAAGGACAGATAGCAAGTGTTTACCCAGACTTTTTTCCGCAGGGTGTTGATGCTAACGTAGTTGCTAACTTTATTGACATTGTAGCCCGTGACCTTTCTGAAGTTATGGCTCCACTGCCATCTGTTAACTGTTCTGCTGCTAATCAAGCAAACGACCGCGCTCGTAAGTTTGCAGACACACGTACTCGTATTGCTAATAATTATTTTGCAAACTCTGATTTGCAAGTACAGATGTACACAGGCGCAGACATGTACATCACATTTGGTTTCGTCCCTTTCATTATTGAATTAGACGAAGAAGCAGGGCTACCGCGTATTCGCGTAGAAAATCCAATAGGGGCTTACCCAGAATTTGACCGCTACGGACGCTGTATTGCCTTTGCTAAGCGTTATTACTTGAGCATTGGAGAACTCGCTTCAGAGTTCCCTGAGTATGCAAGAGAACTCCTTGGTCCAGAAATGTACAAGGGAGACCTTAACGCTCAACTAGAGATAATTCGTTATTACGATGCACAGCAATCTCTGTTGTTTGTTCCAGATAGAAACAATTTAATTTTATCTAAAGCGGTTAACCCGCTTGGTAAGATGATGGTTGTTGTTGCTAAGCGTCCATCAGTTGATGGTGAGATGCGTGGACAGTTTGATGATGTATTAGGTATTCAGTTGCTTCGTAATAGGTTCGCATTACTTGCGATGGAAGCAGCAGAGAAGTCAGTACAGGCTCCAATTGTTCTACCAACAGATGTAACAGAACTTGAACTGGGTGGCGATGCAATTATTCGCACAGCAAACCCAGCAGGTGTAAGACGCGTAGACCTTAACATTCCACCTGGTGCATTTACTGAGCAGGCTTTGTTACAGCAGGAACTACGAACAGGAACACGTTACCCAGAGGGACGTACTGGAAACATTGATGCTTCCATTATTACTGGTCAGGGTGTTCAAGCACTTATGGGTGGCTTTGATACACAGGTTAAATCTGCTCAGGCTATCTTTGCTTCTGCATTACGAGATGTTATCTCTGTATGTTTTGAAGTAGATGAGAAGTTCTTTGATGTTGAAAAAACAATCCGTGGTGTAGATGCAGGTTCTCCTTACAGCCTTACATACAAGCCAGGCAAAGACATTAAGCGTGATTTTACCGCTGATGTTCGATACGGCATGCTTGCTGGGCTTAACCCAGCACAAGGACTTATCTTTATGTTACAAGCATTAGGTGGTGGATTAATTTCTACAGACCTAGCAATGCGTGAACTACCATTTGGTATTAACGTAACGCAAGAACAAGAAAAGATTGAAATTGAAAATATGCGTAAAGCACTTGTTAGTTCTTTGCAAGCATATACACAAGCCATTCCACAAATGGCTGTGCAAGGTGGGGACCCATCAGCCGTGGTAAATAAAATCGCTGGAGTTATTAAGGCTCGTCAACGTGGCGTACCAATAGAGGATGCCGTTGAAGAAGTCTTTGCGCCAGAATTACCTCCTGCTGGTGCACAGGTTGAGCAACCGTCCCCTGTTCCCGCCGCGCCAGCAGGAGGCGCACCTCAAGCACCACAAGGTCCAGCACCATTACAAAGTCTTTTAGCAAGTTTAACATCAGGCGGAGAAGCCTCAGCATCAGCAAGGACAGTTACGCGACGCTAACCTAAGGAGGGGACAATGACAACGCTTGTAGCAATTCAAGGAAATGGTTGGGCAGCCGTTGGCTGTGATTCTCGTTCATCTGGTGATGATGGTCGCTTTATGGAACTAGCAACACATAAGATTATTGAAAACAATGGAATCTTAATTGCAGGTTCAGGTGCTAGTCGTGGTTCTAACATTTTGCAGTTTGGGTGGAAAGCACCTAAGCCACGTGTTACTGATGACTTAGATGTGTTTATGACACAAACATTTATACCAGCAATGCGTAAATTGTTTATTGATTCTGGTTATGACATGAAAGAAGACGGGGATGCCGCAGCACATGATTCACAATTTCTTATCGTCGTTCGTGGAGTTATTTATCCTGTCTTTGAAGATTATTCTTGGGACCGCGATATTCGTGGTATCTACTGTTCTGGCAGTGGTGCTGACATTGCTCTCGGTGCCATTGAGGCTTTTGCTAATTCTAGAAAACAAACTACGCCAAAGGTGGCGGAAATAGATATTAGAATGGCAATTAAAATTGCGTCTCGCTGGGATATACATACTGGTGAGCCAGTTGTAGTAAAGATACAGAACGCAAAATGAGCAAAGAATTTAGAAATAAAATAGAAGAAGCATTAAAAATTCTTATAGAAGAAGATGAGAAGGGGACTGAGTTTATCTGCACTAACTGGTTAATGATAACCGAGTGGGCAGACTACGAAGGGACCCGATATTTACACACAGAAGTTAGCGAAGCCATGACACCATGGAACGCATACGGGATGATGAAGATGGCACAAGAGTACAACAGCGAAGTACTTGGTACTAAGCACGAACCTATTGAGCAAGAGGAGGATGAAGAGTGACAACTGCACCAATGGACAATCGTGGTGGGTATCGCCCAACAGCCCCTCAAAATAACCCAGCAAATGTTTCTGCAACTGGTGGCAACGGACAATCAGGCCGTGCCACACAACCTGCAAAGTATATTGCTGGCATGCCATACGGCGAGGGACAAGCAACCATGGAACAGCAAATGGGTGCACCTATGCAAGGTACTGAAAGAATTGGAACAAGTCCTTTAGAAGTTACACCATTAACTGCTGAAACAAAGTTTAGAGATGAACCAATTACTGCTGGTTCAGATTTTGGTCCTGGTCCTGATTCTACTATTTTAAATCTTCCTCAACAGCAGGAAAGAAATATTCTTTCAGTTATTCGCCAGATTGCCCAACAAGACCCAACTGGAGAAACAGAGTTAATTTATCGTATGCTAGAAGATAGTGGTGCTTAATGCCAGAGGTTCCTTTAGACCCATCTGTAGCAAAATTAAACCCTAACTTTTATTCTGCTGCTATTAAATCTAACCTTGACTCTCAATCTAAAATGATGGTTGAGCAATTTTCTTTAAGTGCTGTCAAGGCTACAGAATTATTAAAGTTAAGCGAAAAAAAAGCACGTCAAGAATTTTTAAAACTTGACCCGCTTGTGCAAAATAATATTCGTTATATTCATCCTAACAAAGCACAGTTTGCAGAAGAAAAAGGTCTTTTAGGAAATGTTTTATCTGCAACAAAAAGTGCTGCTTTAGGAACTGCTGCTGCATATGCAAGCCCTTTGATTGCAGGATTTAAGGCTGCTGAAATATATGGTAGGGCCATTAATACTCCATATGCTGTTGCTTCTCAAATGGGTCAAGGAAAGCCTTTTAGTTTAAAACTTCTTTCTGATTCTTACAAGAGTTTAAATACTTGGAACTGGAAACGTGTTGAAGATTTTGAAAAGCAATACGGCAAGGCTTTGATTACATTAGTCAGAGGTAATGTTGAAGGCCGCACAATTGGTGAATCTTTAGATTTATATGGAAAGCCTTTTGATGAAGACATGTATGCTGCTATTTCTTTTATGGGCAATGAACCAGAAAAGTTCCAAAACTTATTAGACCTTGTTAAAGTAGAATCTCAAGTTTCTTTAGGACGTAGTTTTGCAAACAAGGCTGCACCTACAGATTCTCCAACTGTTAATAAAAATTATTGGGCAGTAAAAATGCTTAAAAAGGTTGGAATAGATTTAAGTACAGAAAAAGGAACTAAGCAGGCTCTTGCTATTGCTCGCATTGAATCACCAGACCAAGCAAAAGTTAAATTAAAAAAAATGCTTTCTGGTCCAGTAGATGCAGTTTATCAAATAGCAATTGACCCATTAACTTATGTTGGTGTTGGCCCTGCTGTTAAAGCAGTTACTAAAGGTGTTGCTGGTCTTAATGTTACTGCTGGCGAAGCCGTAAGATTTGTAGGATTAAAAACTCGCGGTGAGCGTATGGCTGACCAATACAAGTTTATTGCAGAAAAATCAGGCGATACTTCTAAAGCATTGGATTGGGCATTTACCCAACCAGAGGTAGTTAAACTTTGGGACGATGACCTTGGACCACTAATTAAAGAATACACAGATGCTACAAGCCCAACAGTAAAATCAATGGCTTGGAATAGAATTAAACAAGACTATCCTCAATGGAGAGATAGAGAACTAGTTAAACTAATTGGTTCTGAAATGAAAAAGACTGACGATTTTAACGCAGTAGGTGCTAAAAGATTTTTTACAGAAGTAGACGACTTTGATTCATTTTTAAGTGGTCCAGTAGATGGAATATATTTCCGTCGTGACGGCATTGTTACTGCTCGTTCTTCTAGAAACTTAACCTCTGCTGTAACACGAACAATATATGATACCTTTAATCCTACAGTTGCTGCTCGTTCTACAGAAGAAGCAATCCGTAAAAACGATGAAGGCTTAGCAACTATTATGGAAACCTTAAAAAAGGTTTCTGATGATTCAGATGTTCTTGTTAACCCTGCCGTTGCAGATATTTTTCAACTTCAAACCAATGTTCGAGCAGCAAGAAAGTTTGCCTATCAAGTTGGTACTGGCTTGGCTCGTTCGCCTGGACGTATTCAGTTTGGCGACGACGCAATTAAAACAATTGAAAGCGTAAGAAATTTAGCAAACCAAGTAATGGATACTAAGTTTGCCGATGCACTTGTTGAGTTGTATTTAGACACACCACCAGAATTACAAAGAACAGTAGTTCGCAACCTTTATTACGGGTACATGCTTAAACTCGGAATGAATGGAACCACTGGCGGTAGAAGTAGTATGGATGAAATTTTATCCAAGGTAATGAATGATGACCAATTTACTGCTACAACTCGAAGTGAAATACCATCAGACTGGTTAGATGTTTTTGAAAAGGGTGCAATTCGTTTTGAAAACGAAACACCACTGATATCAAGCAAAGGCGCTATTCAACCATCTCAATTAACAGAAGGTGTAGCACCGCTACCTTATGATTTGCTGTATCAGTATGCTGCTGATTCTAAGCGAAATGAAAAATTTAGATATTTTTTTACAATATCTGGTTTAACAAGACGCAACAATATTAAAAATCTTA